AACATCTTACCCATCTCGAAGAATACATTTTAACTCAGCAAAAAGAAGGTTTACGTATTGCTGTAGAATTTATTACCGCATTATCCGACTCTTTTAATAGTAATGTTGATTCTGGTGTCACTACTACAGTTAAATACGACGGTGCACCAGCTATTATTTGCGGTTATAATCCTGAAAATAATAAGTTTTTTGTAGGTTTAAAAAGTGCAGATGCTAAAGTGCCAAAAATAGCTTATACAGTACAAGACGTACAAATAAATTACGGGCAAAACCCTGGCTTAGCAGAGAAAATGAAACTTGCTTTACTTTATTTACCAAAAGTAATAAAAGGAAACATATATCAATGTGATTTTATGTTTGACAAAGCTACCCTTAAAGAAATAGAATTTCAAGGTGAAAGGCTTATAGCCTTTAAGCCAAATACTGTTACCTATGCCGTAGAAGCTAATTCTGAGATTGGTAACAGAGTCAAAAATGCTCAAATTGGTGTTGTGTTTCACACACGCTATACCGGTAATGCATTACAGCAATTAGCAAAATCTGCTGACGTTAATGTATCTGAATTCAATCAAGTACCAGAGGTTTGGTTTGATGATGCAAAATTTAAAGATGTTTCTGGTATTGCCACACTAACTAATGATGAAAAAACAAATATTGAAGAATTACTAAAATCTATACAAAAAACATCTAACGTTATGGATTGGACGTCATTACCTAATAGTGTTTACGCTTTGATTAACATTTTTATTAATACGTTAATACGTCAATATAGGTTTGTTGATGACCCTGAAGAATCATTTAACGGTTTTATTGAGTGGTATAAAATAAGATTAGATAAAGAAATTAAAAAAATTGAAAGCGAAAAAATTGAAATAGAGAAAAGCGATGACAAAAAAAGAGAAATTAAAATTAAAAGAAAAGATGTTCAAATAGCAAACAGAACAGAGGCTAAAAACAAAGCTATACAACTTATTAATGACAATAAAATAGCTATGTTAAATATTTTTAACCTCACTAAAAAAATTGCTGAAATTAAAAAAATTTTTATAGACAAATATAGTGCTGCCATTAAAACAAAACAGTTTTTAGCTCAGCCTGATGGTACCCTTAAAGTTACACCTGGTGAAGGTTTTGTAGCTATCGATAAGTCGGGTAATATGGTTAAATTAATTGATAGATTGGAATTTTCTCGCGCTAACTGGGCAGTTTCAAAGGAGGAAAAATTTAAATGATAGCCTTTAGTCGTTTTTTTACCGAACAAACAAAAGAAAAAATAGCGGTTTTTTCATACGGACGTTACAATCCACCTACTACCGGTCACCAGCTTTTAATCGATAAACTTGTAGAGGTAGCTAAACAAAAAAACGGAGATGCATTTTTAATACCTACCCATACTATAGACAAGAAAAAGAACCCGCTAACACTTGAAGAAAAAACATATGTTCTTGAACAAATGTGTGATAATGTTAAAATTTTAAAAACCGGTAAAACATTTGTAGAGGCTTTAAAAGAATTACAAAATCGTGGCTACACTAGTGTATATCAAATAGCTGGAAGTGATAGAATACCTGAATTTACTCATATTATTAATACCTACAATAATAAACCAAATAAAGTAGGAGAAATACCATTTTCATTTGCCAATTATGAGTTAATTTCTTCTGGCGAAAGAGATCCTGATTCAGAGACTGTAGAGGGTATGAGTGCATCTAAATTACGTAGCCTCGCAATTAACGGAGATTTAAATGCATTTGTTAACGGTATGTCACCTCGTGTTGATTCAAATTTAAAACACGACGTTTATAATATAATAAGAAAAAGAATGATTTAAAGTTGAAAAAACTTTTATAGCTCATATAATGCACTATATGAAAAGTAGTACCCTATCTTTAGACTTAAAACAAGAAGAAGCGAATATTTTATTGGAGACCCTTTTATTTGCATCGTCCGTAAATATAGGTGCTGATTGGTCGGAAAAAGAAATCAATAAAATGGTAAACCTATCAAAAAAAATTAAAAAACAACTCAACGGATTAACGGATTTAAAACATCTAACTTTTTATCAAGAAGAAAATTACGGGGATGAATGGACACAATCAGTTTTTAACTTCTTTAAGGATGATATAAACGTAATACCTCTACAACAAGCTTAATGAATACATTTAGTTCTACAAAAATTATTGAGTTAGGTTCATGTGCCTTTCGTCAATGGAAAGCTGCTGGTACTCACTGCAGATATGTACACGGTTACAGATTAATGGCTAAATTCTGGTTTGGAAGTAATAAACTTGATGAAAGAAACTGGGTAGTCAATTTTGGAGGTTTAAAAGATGTTAAAGCAATGCTTCAAGAACAATTTGATCACACACTTTGTGTAGCTCAAGATGACCCCTTACTACCTTTTTTCCAGCAACTACATGCCACGGGGGGATGTCAATTAAGAATAATGGACGGAGTGGGTATTGAAAAAACGGCAGAGTGGTGCTATAATGCTGTTAACCCTATAATAGAAGCTACAACAGACGGTAGATGTTGGCTGCAAAAAGTAGAAGTTTGGGAACACGAATTAAATAGTGCAATATATGAAAGACCAGCTTGAAATAGTTAATACATCATTTGAAAAAGTCATTTCTAAAAATGAGTATAAAGGTTTTTGGGGCGGCTTATGGCAATTTTTAACTGTTGTAGCAGTTTTAATATTTTGTGGTTTTTATTTACTTTTTTTAAACCCGCTCGGTTGGATTTCACTTATAATACTTACTTGTTTATATAAAATTTTTTTAGGATTTTAAAATATGATTAATATAGAAAAAGAAACATTATTTTTATCGGACGATTTGGTATTTTATACCATTGAAGGAGAAGGAGAATTTATAGGTCAACCATCTGTGTTTATGCGTATGTCTATGTGCAACTTAACTTGTATAGGCTTTGCATCAAAAGATTCCCCTAACGGATGTGATTCGTTTGTATCATGGTCTGTAAAAAACAAAAAAACATTCGCTGAAGTTTTTAAACTTATGGAAGATAGTAATTACATTGAACATCTTCGATATAAGGCTATTTTAAAACTAACAGGTGGAGAGCCACTTATTCAAGAAAAACAATTATTAAAGTTCATTGAAGCATTTAAAGATAGATATCATTTTATACCTCGCATAGACTTTGAAACAAACGCTACTTTAATACCATCAGACCGCTGGCAAAACGAATTTAGGGCCACCTTTACCACATCTCCAAAGTTATCTTCAAATGGTGATCCAGAAGAAAAAACATACAAGCCCGATGTGCTTCGCTGGCATGTAGATCACAATTCTGGGTTTAAATTTGTTATAACTTCAGATAAAGATATAGAAGAAGTATGGCGTAAATATGTAAACGATTATGAAGGTATAAATGTGCCTTTAAATCGTATTTGGTTTATGCCTTGTTGTGGTTCTCGAGAAGAACATATTGAAAAAAGCGCTGCTGTAGCTGAATATGCTAAAGCTATGCATGTAAATTTTTCACCAAGATTACAGTTGGTGATTTGGGATAAAGCCCTTAAGGTATAATAATGAAAATAGCTTTTATTGGTACACAGTGTAATGGCAAATCGACGCTCATTAAAGAGTTTCGCGAAAAATGGCCGATGTATAAACAACCCGAAAAAACTTACAGAGATTTAATTAAAGAAAAAAAAGTTAAAAACAATAAAAATGGCACTGAAGAATCTCAAAAAGCTATTTTAAATGCGTTGGTCGATGAAGTTATCCTAGCAACTGCAACGGAAGAAAAGCATATCGTTTTTGATAGATGTGTAATTGATAACATTGCGTACACTTTGTGGTTAAATGAGAGAAATAAAGTGTCAGATGAATTTGTTATGGATTCTCGGCAGATAGCTTTAGAAACTATTAAGATGTATGATATAATTTTTTATCTACCCCTTCGAGAAGAAATAAAAATAGAAAAGCGAAAAGGTAGAGATATAGACCCTGTGTATAGACAAGAAATTGACAATATTTTTAAAGCTTTAGTATCATCTTATGAGCGTAACTCGGGGGTGTTTTTCCCTGTCAGAGATTGTCCAGCAGTAATTACTCTTGAAGGACCAGCTGATCTTAGATGTGAACAAATACGTTTGTACCTAAAAGAC